GTACATTTCTTATTCTCTAGCGTGGTAAACGTACCACTCCGAGAGCCGCTGCAAGGCTGAACTCTTTCAAGTTCAGTCCGCTCGATTGAATCGAGCGTACGAAGTTCGCTTCGTGAGGTTGCCTGAAATACGCATCCTCAGTGATCGAACTTACGAGTGTTTCTCCCGATCCGCCTCCAAAGTCCGGAGCACTAAGCGTCTGAAGACGCAGTGTCACGGTTCTCTTCGCGCGGGCCGAGATACAACACTTAGCTACATGTATTGTTGGTTCTATGTTACGGGTCTTGAATTGATCAAGCCATCGGCTCACGCCGACGACCCAGTCAACAACAAAACTCCATGGCAGGGCATTCCAGATAATCGCAGGGTTCCAAAGAACTCCCAACGAATCTAGATATCCCAGCGGGAAAATATTCCGCTTTTGCCACTCGTCTAGTTTGTAAGAATAGGCGAGAGAAACAGTGAACTTAGCATTAACATAGTCAACATCACGGCGCCCTACGAACTGGTTAACGACCCCCCACGAGGAGGGACCGTAACAGCTATAGGACTCCGATCCGCCACTACACTGCTCTAAAGGAATGCTGAAATGCACCCTTCGGAGCTTGCCCTCATCAGCCAGTAGTTTTTCCACTGACTGACGAGCACCTCTCATCGAACGCTTCACAGCTTCGATATCAGAGGCCAACGGGGCGATAGCGAACGACCATTGCAGGTAGTTCTCTCCCGCCATCTTCAGTATCTGCTTTAACGTCAAGCGCCTTTTCATGGCGGACACGAGCACCCTTCGGAGGGTCTCGGTCGGGAACACCGAGTTTTCCAGTTTTGACTGGATCACGGATATCTTCTTGCGGGCGTTAAGCATCCCTCGGGCCATGGACTTGAAGTCCTTGAGCTCAATCAACGAATTGATTAAACTCAATTCTGGCCGGATACCTGGATAGAGTGCCGCGAGGCACCTCCCAGCGTACTGGTCGATAGGAATCCAAGGCATGCAGCGACGTGCTGCAGCCCCTCCTTCTGTACCATAGAGACTGACCAAGCCGCCTAAAGGCTTCTTGGCAGGACCGAAGTGCT